GTTCCTGTCGGAGCGGCTTCGGCTGTCGGATATTCCCTTTTCGGCTTTGGATCGGTCGTTCATCGACAGATTCGACCTGTACCTGCGTACGGAGCGGCAGTTAGCTCCGAACACGATAGTGCTATATATGTCGCGTCTGCATACGGTAATCAACAAAGCCATCGCCGCAGGCATCATCACCGCCGATCCGTTTTCCAGCTACGAACCTCCGCGTCCCGAACACAAACGGCGCCACCTTACTCGCGAGGAATTGCGGCAGCTGATGACTACACCGCTTTCTGTGCCGAGGCTCTACCTTGTCCGCGATCTGTTTCTCTTCTCCTGCTATACAGGTATCAGCTACGGCGATATGTGTCGCTTGACCGCCGCAAACCTCGAAACGGCAGACGACGGAACAGTATGGGTCAAAGCCGCACGAGAGAAAACAGGAGTAAGTTTCGAGATACCGCTGCTCGACCTGCCGCTCCATATCATCGACAAGTATCGTGATACGACACCGGACGGCAAATTGCTCCCTATGTACGGGAACTCGGAGTTGAACAGAGGATTGAAACAGCTTGCCGCTGCTTGCGGCATCGACCGCAAGCTGACCTTTCATATGGCCCGCCATACCTATGCGACGGAAATCACGCTCTCGCACGGCGTGCCGATGGAGACGGTCAGCCGTATGTTAGGACACAGCAGGGTCGATACGACGCAGATCTACGCCCAAGTGACGGACAACAAGATCGACACCGATACGCAGTCGCTCGATAAACGAATCGCAGAACGCTTTACAATCGCTATCTGATGGAAAAGAATAAAGACATGAAACGCCGCAGCACGTTCGCCGTGCTCTTCTATATCAACCGCACGAAAGTCCGCAAGGACGGCTTGTGCCAGCTCTTGTGTAAGATAAGTATCGACGCCGAAGCGGCACAAATCGGAACGAAAGTCGCAGTAGCCCCTGCAATCTGGAATCCCACGACAGGGCGTGCCGACGGCCGCAGCCGTAATGCCAACGAAGTAAATCGTGCCATCGACGCGCTGACGGCGGAAATCAAGGCGCACTACAAGCGAATCAATCTGTCGCTCGGCTTCGTGACTGCCGAGCTGGTGAAGAGCGCCGTGAAAGGCATCGGACAGAAACCGCTGACCCTTCTGGCATTGTTTAGGGAGCACAACGAGGAGTTTCGCAAGCGGGTCGGCATCGACCGCACGAAAGAGACCTACAAGAGCTATGTGCGTTCGTACAATCACCTGCGAGACTTCGTGCAGCAGAGATGCGGGCAGGAAGATATAACCTTGCGCAGCCTCGACCGGGAGTTCTACGATGCATTCGACCTGTTTCTACGCACGGAACGCCGCCTGCAACAGAAGTCTGTGCACGAACATCTTTACCGATTGAAGAAGATGACTGTGCGGGCCGTTAATCAAGGGACGCTGCGCCGTGATCCCTACGCTACGCTGCACCCCGAACTGCCCAAGCGCAGGAGCCGCCATCTGAAACTC